GTCCTCTCTTTAATGTCAACAATATCAACTGCAATTATCACTGGCGGTAAGCCTGAAATTGCTCATCAATTATTGGGTGATCAAGACATCAATGTTGATTCAATTGATTCATATGATGATTATTGTCTCATTTATCATAAAAGACATGATCTGATTCATGCCAGTATATGTGATAAATTACAAATTCCTTTTGGAGAAAAAAGGGTTGATATGATATTACAAGATTTAAAAATAGATACTGATTCTATGTTGTACTTTGATGAGGTGAGAAATCAAACCCCTGATTACTTCACAATAAAAGATAATATTGCACAGATAGTTGAAGTAACAGTCTCACATGATCCAAGAGCAAAAAATAGGAAAGCTGCAAAGTATGCCTTACTTTGTTCTATATTACGTAAATCAGGCTTCGAAATCAATTATAAGATATTTGTGTTCAATCCAACCAATATATATTCTAACAGATCAGATTTAATACAGGATGGATTAGATGATTTAGTGATTGATTTTGCTTATAAAGTGTGTCAAAACACATTCAAATTATTAAGAGCTGTCCATGCTACAAGAGATGGAAGAGATTGGTATAATACGTTTTATGAACTAACAGAAGCTCCAAGTAATCTAAATTTCAATCCAGATTGGACAAAAGAGACTTTTAAGGAAATGGGATCAAATTGCTTCCATGAAGAAGAAGATTTCCATAAAATCATGTATTCTAATACTTCACCCAAGATACTAGAATCAGATGAACAATTTTTAAAACATTGTTTTGAAAAAATCAAAACAGTTGAATCTGAATTGATATCATCCGAAATTTTTGAAGAAACAAAGTTTCGTGAAGAAATTAATTCTAAAGCAAATACAACTGAGCTTCGAAGTTTTTTACCATTACCTTTCATAGATCCAGAAATAGATGATTCAGCAATTCGCAACACTATTAGTGATTGGGATATTTTGATGCAATTAAGTGGTAAAATGATTGATTCTTATTCACCAATTATAAGTACTATTGGGTTTTATTGTCAAAAGAATCTCAATGATATTAGAAATAAAATGGATAGAAAAAATGAGGATTTTTTATTTGTGGTGAATATGAGCACTCAAGATAAAAAAGATATGGCTGTTGAAGGACCAAATAGAAAAAAATATGTCAAGAGTGGATCAGAAGCTCATAAAAAAGCAACAGATGAACATAGTGGATATTGTTTAAAGGCTATGCCCAATGTTCCAGATATTGAAGAGTTATCATTCCTTTTTTCACAAAAAATTAATGTAAGTGAATCAAAAGATATTTATGAGAACAATTTTAATCTTAGCCAATTAAATGGTATCGGATTAAAATATGTTAAACTTTGTCAAACAGTTTATAGGGAAATTAATATTAACTCTATGAGAGGAGACAGAAGACATAAATATATTGTGAAACCAACTGGTGCAAAGGGTGTTTTCATATGTTTATATAAAGGAACCAAACTTAGATGTGGAGAATTACCAAACATAGTTTGGTTTAAAATAATCATTGAAAATGAGGCTTATTCACATGATTTGCCTTTTCATAGTTCATGGATGTTCAAAAAATTAACAAGAGATAAGCACATAAGTTATTCATCATGGTTATCCTGTGATGTCCATAGATTAGATCATTATATAAGATGTTATGATAAAATATTAATGGCTTATTATTCAACAATAAGCCAAAGATATAAATCAACTTGTGATCTTAAAAAATTCAAAGATAAAGGTGAAGTTGAAACAGAAGTTGAAGGGAAAAGTTTGGTCAAGTATGTCAATGAAGATACATCAAATTTATTAGGACTGATTTCATTAATTTACCTTGAAGATAAACGATCGACATCCAAAATGATGCAAAATGTGAGGTATTTAGTTATGACTTCATTATCAATATACCCTAAATATAAGAGTATATTTGATAAATTCATGGAGCCAATTAGGACTCCGTTACAACTTTATTTATTAAATAGATGTTTAGAATATACAAGAAAAATGAGAACATGGAAAGTTGCTAGTAATGTAATGTTTGGATCAGTTAGGTATGATAACAAAAGTCATACATTTTTGGACATGTTAGGAGGCTCTTCAGTTAGATTCCCCAGACCAATTACTAGTGGTTCAGATTATGCTGATTTTTCTGAAATTTTGTCTGAAATGTATTTTACTATGTTATTCAATAAAAATCAAGATGATCCAACTCATGCTAGTTTTCAAATATTAGATAAGATTCTGGAGGGAGAAGAAGTTTATAATAAAGTAAAATTATTTGGGGATCATCTAGGGTACAGAGGAGATATGTCAGATGAAGAATTTGTGGATAAAATATTGGATAGAAAATTTACACATATGTTCTCTAGAAGAGCAATAGAAATTGGCTCAAAGTTATTGAGATTGCAACTAGATGATGATAATGCTGATCAAATAAGACAGGCTGTTGCAAATAAAAACTTGGACAAAACTTTAGATGAATATGCCACATTTAAATCATCATCTATTCTTAAAAATAAAAAATTTGACCCAACATTGAGTAGACAAAATCCTAGGAGAAGATGTATTGAGGGAGTATTAGATATATTCAATGAAAGTGAAGGAGAAGTTGTGACAAGCTACCAAGTGGCAAGAAAATACAGAGAAGAAGAGACTTCATATCATGTATTTAAGAAAAATCAGATAGGTGGTGTTCGTGAGATTTTAATTTTACCTATCACAACAAGAATAAGGATTAATATTCTAGAGACATTATCTAGAAATATATGTAAATTTGATCCAAGAGAAATTTTAACACATGGAGTAATTAAAAATGAAAGTATTAAGTCAGTTCTCTATTCTGCTAAAAAATTAGAAGGAACAAGAATGCCCATACATTTGACTTTTGATAAAAGCAGATGGGGTCCATCTTTTGTACCAATTCAATTTTTATATCTATTCACTAGTTTTAAAAGAGAATTAGGTGATGTTTACTACTTTATTATTGATTTATTAATAAGACACCAAAACAAAATTTGTGTTTTGCCAGATAGATTAACAGCTGTCTGGCACAAGGATATTGAAGAAAAACATACTCATAAATATAAAGGCTTGCAAAGATTGAAAAATGAATTTCATAACAATGGGGCTATTACAATGATAAATGAATCAAATATGGGACAAGGGATATTGCACTACACATCATCACTGCTACATTTGTGTATGATTGCATTTAGAGATAAATTATATGAAATGTGGTGTCAATCAAATGGTCTTGATTCCACTGATCATAAGGATCTATTATCTTCAGATGATTCTTACACCATATTTTGTCCTGAATTGACAAAAAATAAAACAATTGATTTAGTTAGATTGAAATTAAGCTATTTTTTGAGATGTCAACAATTATCAGAATATCTTTTTAATTGTAGAACTTCGAAAGTAAAGTCTAGTGTCAACCCACTAATTGGAGAATTTAATTCCTTATTTATAAGCAATATGACTTTCATTCCAACTTTATTGAAGTTTGCAATATCTGCTGTTCACCCACCAAATACAGATTCTTTCTATAGAATGGTGAAAGAATCTTATGGATCAACTAGACAAATAGTTGAAAATGGTGGTGGTTTAGATCTTTATTTAATTGCTTCATATATGAATAAAAAGTATTGTGAATCAATTTATCACACATATAAAGGTGGGCATAATGATTTTAGTCAATGGGGAATAGAACATAAACCTTATCATATTGGGGAATATCCTATTTTTGACCCTGCTTTAATGGTAATATTTGGACCAGATTACCACAACTACAAACTTTATAAAACATCATGGGGTAATATGAATGAAAAAGAAAAATCATTGTTTATTGCATCTCATAAAATAATTAAAGGATCAATCATAGAAACTATGGCTGAATTTGAAGATGGAGATACCATATTAGGAGGACTAATACGAATTGAAGCTGCTATTGGCCCAGTTAAAATGTTAGATAAATTACGAAGAGTTGCTCCTCTCAAAAGAGAAGATATGTCAAGATTGTTAGTGGAAGATCCTATGATTATTTTAAAGAAACCTAAAACATATAATGAAATTCTATTTAGAACATGCCACAAATTGTATACAACAGGATCAAAAGAAGCTCTCAAGTATTTAGCAGCATCCATTTTCTATGGCAGGGTGTCAGCCAGTGTTTCTTCCAACTGTTTTTATATTCCTTCTACTGAAATTGAGAAAACAACATATGCTCATTGTGTTGAACAACTATTAAGTACAGAATCAACTTTATTTGATTTGGATAAGCAGATAAAATTCATCTATCCTAAATTTGTTGACTATGATGTTTTTATAAATTTACCACAAAATACTTTTATATATCAACCCAGAAATCCATTTGAGATACAAACAGTGCAAAATTTAGTGACTCATAAAATATACACAAAACTGACTCAATCAGTGCCAGATATATTAGATTATAAGTGGCAAAATAAACCCATTCCTGAACATTTAATTACAAAAGTTGAAAGAGATTTTGATTTAATTAAAATTCACTTTCCTTTAATTAAAGATACAATAGAGGAGACAAAACAACAATTTGATTGTAGTGATGAAGATCGATCAAAAACAGTATTGTTACTAATGTTAAAATTATATTCATTAAGAGATAGAACATTTAAAGGAGTTATATTTGGACAAGGATCATCAGATGTCACCAGAACATACGAGGTATTTATACAAAATAACTACACATCATCTATGAATACAGAATTATCACAAAACATTGAGTATCCAAGAAGTGATTTGACATTTGAAAAAATTTATTGTGCTCATAACCATCTTATATTATCTGAATTCACTGAATCAAAATTATCTTCATTAATGTGGGATGAGATTGAAGAGAAAGAATTAACTATTTTTTTCCAAGATCCAAATGTTAACAAACAAATTAAGAAAAGGGTTTATATGTGTGCTGTTTCACAAAAAACAATAGTCAATGCAGAAGAATGGTCAGGCAGAGCTGGATTTATCCTCCATTATTGGCTAACAAAACAGAGGAAGAATGATAATGGAGAATATGTTGGTGACTATGATCTAATAGTTTTTATGGGACATTATAAAATGAGATTCATGTACACAGCTAGAACAGACAAATTAATTTGCCATAAAAATAGTTTTGATCACCCTGAATTATTATATGAAATGTTCACTGAATTTGCAGGGATTTTAAATCAACCCACTTCAGAAATGGTTTCTAAGATGAATTCTGGCAAATGGCAATTGATAGATAATAAGATATTAAGAGTACTGACTGGTGGTTTTGATTTAGTGGACATAGAAATATTTGAGTCTGTCAAAATTGAAAGATGTAAAATAGAAATTGATGATAATTGGACTAGATTAGTAGACATTGATACTAATTATAAACTATATAATATTGAAACAGGACTCTTAGCTACTGAATATAGACCAGACAAAAAATATGATTTTAATGTTTATGGTCTAAGCTTTGTTACATTATGTGGTATGGGTGCCTTTAATCAAAATTTTAATGTTTCAAGAAGAAGTAGATTAGAAACAATAGATTACATGGATGATCTTTTGGTTGAGAAACCTAAAATAACAGATATAACAAAAAGAAGATTAAGGCTTATGGATTGGGACTCCAGAAAAGAAGAAAACATTACAGAAGACATTACTTTGGAAGATGATACTAATATCATGGATCAATTGATGGATGTTGAATTTGACAAAGATGATTTAAAATTAATTGTTAATGATGACATCTATTTAGCAGGTTTCCAAGACCTCATAAATTTTATAACCACAACAGATATAATTTATTCAATGAAAACAGTCCAAAGAGTTCAACATACAAGACGAGTTTTTAATATAATAAAGAACTTAAAATATGACCTCATATGTAGACATGTCCTATTAGATATGAAAGTTAATAAAAAAATTCTCAATCATATCCCTAACATGTTCTCCAGGCAGAATCAAACTATGATATACTACAGTATGGTCTCCTTGTATGATAGAATTATTCAATCAGATAATGCACCATCACCTCAAGGTTATTACATGGATATTGATTATAAATTTATAAGTAAATTCAAAGATGAAAGTGAAGAATGATAGATAAAATTTTAATTAAAGAGAG